GTGCCTGCTCTTGACCAATTGCAGGCGGCCATCGATCAACGGCAGGGGACCCACGCCGGGGAAGTAGGGTAGCTTGAATCTTGTGGCATGGGGCCACGTGTGGTAGAATAGAGGTTCGGGATGGTCCCGGACCAGTGACAAGGAGAATGAGATGGAAAAGCCGTACATGGACGTATTGTTTGACATGCAGTTTGGCAGCACCGGCAAGGGGGCTTTATCAGGCTACTTGTCGCAGATGAACGAATATCAGGCCGTCGTTTCGGCCAACATGCCCAATGCGGGTCACACTGCCTATTGCCCGACCACGGGCCAGAAGTTCATTCACAAGGTGCTGCCGAGCGGCATTTTCTCCTCGCGCCTGGAAGTCGTCGCCGTCGGCCCCGGCGCGGTATTCGACATCGACCGGCTGGCTGAGGAGTGGGCGGCAGTCGACAAGTACCTCCACGGGAACGTCACCCTTGTGATCCACGAGGCGGCGGGCATCTTGCGTTCCGAGCACCGGGAAATAGAACAGCGGACCCTGTCCCGCATCAGCAGCACAATGCAGGGGAGCGCTGAGGCCCTTATCGCCAAGATCCGCCGCGAGCCGATCGCCATCGCCAAGAACAACGGCCTCCGGATTATGGAGAAGCTGAAAGGCACCAAGGTCGTGATCGTCGACCAGGCTGAATGGCTCATGATCTTCGCCGGAAGGAAGAACATCCTGCTGGAGGGGTCGCAGGGGTATTCGCTCGGCATCAGCAGCGGTTTCTACCCGTACTGTACCAGCCGCGAGTGCACCCCGGCCCGGATCATTTCCGACTGCGGCCTGCCTATCGGCTGGCTCAACATGACCTACGGCAGTTGCCGCGTTCACCCGATCCGCGTCGGCAACACGCCGGACGGATACAGCGGTGACTGGTATTTTGATCAGGTGGAGATCCATTTCTCTGATCTCGGGGTCCCGGACGAGACGACCACCGTCACTGGCCGGGTCCGCCGCGTTGCCACCTTCTCCGAGATCCAGATCCGTGAGGCCATGCAGGTCGGCCTGCCGGACGCCGTGTTCCTTAACTTCTACCAGTACGACAAGAAGGCCGGGGCCAAAGCGTACGACATCATCAACAGGGCGGCGAAGGATCTTGGCTGTGGTGGCGTCAAGTTTATCGGCCACGGCCCCCGTCCGACTGACATCGAGATGGTGCAATGACGCAACTCGTCGACATGACGACGGAGGTAGTCTCGTGGATTCGGGACTACCTACCGGATACGGCCCGCGATCCCGTCAACACCAGTATCAAGCTGACTGAGGAAAGCAGCGAGCTGACCCACTCGCTTTATACTGGCGACGGGTCGGTGGCCGAAGAACTGGCGGACATCTTGATCTTGACGCTTGACATCGCCCATCTCCATCGCATCAATCTGGAGAAGGCGTTCAAAGACAAGATGGAAATCAACCGCCAGCGATCCTGGACCAAAGTAAAAGGAGCACTCAAGCATGCTCCGTCACGGTAAACCCATCGACACGCTGATGGACTGTCAACATGTTCGGCGCTGGACGCTGGTCTGTACTACGGCCCCGAGCACCGTTGCCAGTCACAGTTTCAACGTCGCCTGCCTGGCTATGGCGATCCGCGCCGCAATGCGGAACACGAATCACTTCTCCGAGCAGGAGGTATGTTACTACGCCATACTGCACGACGTCGACGAGTCGGAGACGGGCGACATCCCGACCCCGACCAAACGGGCCATGCGGGAAAATGGTGTGGAGCCGAACTCCCTGTTCAAGACACAAGGCCTGTTGCCGGAGCCGCCCCCGCACATCAAGGATATCGTCAAGATGGCCGATTTGCTGGAGAACTGGTTCTTCATTCATGAGCATGGGTCCGGTGCCCGTGCCCGGCGGTCGGAGGTCGGGGTCAAACAGAAGTTGCTGGCGGCAATAGAGGACGCGGCCCCTGACCTACAGGCGGCGACAAGAGAAGTGATGGACTATCTAATCAACAGGAGGAGCGATGACCCGGAAGAAAGAGAGCGTATTGCGAGACATCATCAAAAACTTTGCGAAATGGAGCAGTTCTCGCGGAACCCCGGTGCACCTTACGTGGGTTGAGAGCCACGACACGGCGTTGGGTGCCCCGGACGTCCAGTACGCCATAGATAGTGTCGAAGGGTGGCTGGAGTTGAAAGCGGGGCCGGACATCGACGTTCGGGCCAGTCAAGTCCGCTGGATGGAGGACCATATTGAGGCGGGGGGATGCCCGCTATTTTTGGTCAAGAGTGAAGGATGTTTCATCGTCGTGCCGGGGAGCCGGGCCGCTGCCCTGCGGCAGGACCCCTCGCATGAAAGCATACTTCGGCAGTCGAGCATCTTATGGTATGGGGAACTGGACTACTGCGGTCTTATCGACGTTTTGAAGAACCCGAGGAGGGAATATGACGACACTGAATGAGATTCTGGCGGAGCGCGGCAGGGACTACGGTAGTTTTTGCGAGGTCGCCGCTACGGCCCAGGCTCTGAAAAACTTGGCCGTGAGCGAGCACATGAACAACAGCCAGCGGGAAGCGATGGAGATGATTTGCTCCAAGATCGCCCGGCTGGCCTGCGGGGACCCCGACCACATCGATAGTTGGCGTGATGTAGCCGGCTACGCCACTTTGATGGTGCTTGAACTTGACGGGGTACGCCCCACTGTGGTCTAATAGAGGTATCGGACACAGGAGGCCGCCATGGTCAAAAGCACACGCGAAGTACAGAACCTCATCAAGTCGATGGGGTTCACCATCCTCGCCGCCGAGCGGGGGAAGCATCACAAGTATCGACTGGCAACCCCACAGGGGGAGAAGCTGCTAGTCACATCCGTAACCGCCAGCGACCATCGGGCAATGCAGAACATCACCAAGACGTTGAGGAGTTGGCTATGAGCATGGTATCCGACCTGCTGTTCGGCGTCATGCCCGACCTGCCCGGCGGCGCGCCCAGGAAACACACCTGCCTCAGCGATGCCCGCAAGGCGTTCAAAGAGTCGCAGAGGGAGCTTGCCGACCGCAACGTGGAGACGGTGTTCCAAGCCATCGCCAACGACTACGCTACCAATGAAGAACTTCAAGCCGCTACCGGGCTGGCGAAGGCAACTGTCTTCAACGCCTGCATAGCCCTGCTGAAAGCTGACCGGGTGACAGCCGACAAAACCCGCCGCCCACACGCTTATTTTGCGAAGGAGAAGTGAAATGGACAGAAGTTTCAAGAACGCCCTTGACCTCTGGATGGATCACACTGACGAGGATTTCGACGAGGAAGGTGACGAGTGCGACCTTGCCGACATCGAGCGGCAGAAGCGCATCGACCGCGAGGACTACGAGGCTGAGACGCTGCGCCAGAAACAGGAGGATCACAATGAAAACTGAAATCAAGCCGGCGCGCCAGCGCGTCACCCCGAGCTTCGCCAAGTGGGAAGCACCCGCCAAGTTCCTGCGGCAGTCTCCCCCGGAGCACCGCAACATCCCGTTCGTGGAGGACAAGGACTACATCAAGACGGACACCTTCGACAAGGCTGTGGCGATTGCGCTCGCCTTCGGCGTCGGGGTCTGGCTGTTCGTCACTGCCTACGAGCTTGGGTGGCTGCAATGAGCGACTGGATTCCCATCACCGAGCGGCTACCCAAGCCGCAACAGTTCGTACTGATTGCATACGATAACAAGAAGGTAACAATGGGCTGGCACGTCCCGGCCAAGACAGTCGAGAGCGGCTGCCGGGAAGAGGTTGACGAAGAGTATGACGAAGAGTCGGACACCTACTACCTGTGCGAGCAGTGGGTGAGCGAGTGTCGTGAGTCAGAATATCACTACTCGATCTCCAACGTGACCCACTGGATGCCCTTGCCGGAGTACCCGAAATGAGCGACTACATTGACCTCGTACGCCACATGAACCAGCCGCCAGAGCGGTCCATCAAGACCGCCACCGAGCTAGCCCAGGGGGGAGCCTGCTGCGGCAACTGTGCCTACTTCTCCCACTGGAAGAACGGACGCTGCACCCTCAAGGACAAGCACGTCTCCACCTACAACATCTGCGAACGCTGGACGGACCTGAAATGAAAACCGTCCTCACAGTCCTCGCAACTGTTGCCCTCCTCGCCCTGTCCCTGTTCATCTGGTGGGCAGGCTACGAGGAGGGTTGGCGGCAAGCTACCGCACGGGTGCCTGCTGCTGGATACGGACGTACTCTTCCAGGGGCAACCCGGCTTCGGCTGCCCTGATTTGCATCTCCCGCAGGCCCGGCATCTGTTGCAGGGTCTGCGCGGCGCCCGCCGCTGACGGGTCGGCGGTTCCCCCCAGGCCAGTGTAATTCCGCAGGGCATCGGCGATGCGACGCATGAAGCCAGGGGACTGTTGTTCGTCCATGTTACTTCCTTTGGCAAGCTGGCGCCACGGCCGCGTACTTGCTTGAGCACAGCACGGCAATGGCATCGTTGGTCATGCCGAGATTTTGGAAGCTGCGGGCGGTTTCGCGGACTCCGCACTCGTCGTCTGCCCAGGAAGTGCCAACGCTTGCGCCTGCCCCGAGCCAGCTTCCCGCAACCGTAGTAGACCCCATACACGGCGCTGTCGGGTAGACGTTGCCACCGAAAACATTCGGGACTGTGCGGACATTGACGGTTCCCTTCTGCTCGACAGGCGCTGGCGCTTCGTTGGTAACGGCGACGTTGATCGGTTGCGGGGCAGCAAGGGGCTGAGGCGTAGCGGCGGGCGTTGCGACCTCGACCTTGTTGATGTTCTGCACGTAAGCCAGCGCGTTGGCACGGGACTCGGCGCTCACCCCGATCACGTTGGTGTTCGTGTTCTTGATGTCGCCACCGTTGCCAGGCGGGTTGTCGTTGCCGATGCCGACCGCGAACGACGAAGTGGTAGAAAGGGCTGCGAGCAAGATGAGAATTTTCTTCACTGGTTACTCTCCTATTTGGGTGGGTAGTTGCGAACAAACCAGTCGATGACAGCCATCTGGATCATATCCAGCGGCAGCAGAGGCTCGACTGTTACCTCTACGTTGGTTAGGACAACACCCGTGCCGGGCACGGGGATGTCAGGGAGTTTGATGGTTTGCTTCATTGCGCGGGCGCTCCCAGGCTGCGGGTTGTTGTGTTGGTTTCCGTATTGTGCACAGTTGCCCCCTGCACATCCCCAGGCCCGATGCTCTGCGTGGCAGTCTGCGTCGTGTGGCAATCCATGCGGCAGTTCGGCTGGCCGAGATTGATGGTCTGGAGATTGGGTTGCGGGACAGTCATATTGACTGTGGTCCCGCCGCAGCCGGCGAGTAAAAGAAGGAGCAGGTAGCGCATCAGTTCTGTACTTCCGTGATGGTCCAGACCATCGAGTTAATGAAGCCTCCTGCGCTCGTCGCATTGTTCGCCCACAACTGGAAGGAGCGAGGGGTCAGGGCAGCGTTGGCGGCAAGCCCTTCGATGACCCACATGCCGACCGACTGCGCTACTTCAGCGGTAGTCAAACCGGCAGAGATTTGGGCGCTGACATTTCCTGGTGTCGGGGCAACCTGCACGATCTGAGCATTGATGAATGACCCGCCGGACACCGCTGAACCGTAAAAGCTGACTGACACCTTGATGGTGCTGTTGGTGCTCTTTGGCGTGAAGTCCTTATTCGAAATCGTGACATTGGCAATCATTGCCGGGAGGTTCCCGCCAGCATCCGTAAAGAACCGCGTTTGAAGCACCTGCCCGGACTGGAACGTATTGATCTCGCTGTCCAGTTCTGCCAGCGCCGCCTGTACGTTGGTGGCGACGATGTTGCCGACCGGGGTGACGCTGGTCCCCACGGCTGTTCCCGCCGACGTGGGGGCGCGGCTGGTATCGGTCGGATGCACGTGGTCCGTGCGGCTGGCGGCTGTCGCCACGCCGGGGGCCGCTGTGCCGTTCATCGTCGGGGTGGCGTTGCCGAGCGTCGCCTTGGTGCCGAGAGCCGTCTGCGTCTCGCTGTCCAGTTCCTGAATGGCCGCCTGGACGTTGGTGGCGGCGATGGTGCCAGCGGGCACGAAGGCGACTGACGAGGCAGTGGCAGCGGTAACAGTCGGTGCCTCGATGAAGTACCACCCGACCGGCTGATTGGGATTACTCACCCACACGAGGTTCCAGCCGAGGTCGATGACTGTCGGGGCAGCAGTGTTGGTCGCCGGGTTGTAGACCGTGATCGTGCCGCCCACGGCGACGAGGTAGGTGTTGCCGTTGACAAACGTCTCAGTGGGGAACTTCTCGCTTGGATTCTGCCCACCGGAACAGTCGAACGTGCCAAGGAACGTCTGCACCCCTGCCGGCAACTGTGAAATACTGATCTGCCCGTTCAGGTCAAGTTTCGGGATGCCGAACGGCAAGTTGGACTGAATGTCCAGTACAGGGGTAACAGGGTTGGTGTTGTCAATGGCGATCATGTCGGGATCGCTGGTGTCGATCCCCGTCACGATGCCCGTCACGGCGGAGTCGTTCACTGCCTTAATGTAGTAATCCATCGCGATGTTCTGCGGGACAGTCTCCGCGCCGCCGGCAGCACCGACCTGGAGGCCCGTGGTTGCCGACTGAACTGTGATCGCCGGCTGGGTAGCTTCTACCCCGACACCCGTGTAGGCAGCGGCAACTGTGACGCCCGTGACGGCAGCAGCGGAGTTCTCGATGCCGTTGTTGAAGCCCGCGCCCTGGAACGTGCTGGACCCGCCTTGCCCGCGCAGACCGCCATGCACATGGCCGGGGTCGCTGACGGCGTGGCTGTGCGCGGGGTCGCTGACGGCGTGGGAGTGTGCCGCCTGGAACGCGCCGTGAATGTGGCCTGGGTCGCTTACCGCGTGGGTGTGTGACGCCAGCGATGCCGCCTGCGTGGAGCCGATGGTCCGCGTGGTCGGGTTGCGCCCACGAATGAACCAGTCCCGCATGTCGGGCACGTTGAAGGTCGCCACCCCGTCGCCGCTGCCGAAGGTCGTGCCGATGGCGGCAAACAGGTCGGCGTAGGTCGTGCGGCTGACCGCCTGCCCGTCACAGAGCAGGTAGCCAGCGGGCACGGCGTTGGGTGCGAAAGCGAAGACCGCCCCGAGCGGCATCCCGG